CCTAATTGTGGAGATGTTATTGATGTGATTCCAGTAACATCTCCCGTTATTCCCTGAATAACATTAAAGTCTGATATAAATTCAACATAATCAACCGAGGCAGTAGATCCAACACCAACCGTTACATTATCTACAACTAATCCGTTAAACGGTACAGCATAACTACCGCCATCATTTTCATATCTGAATAATGTAACATCATCAACAAATATAAAATCATCAGAAACAGAAATATCACCGATAATATTTGCCGTTGGGTATATTAAAGCTTTAAGCGAATCTCTTGCTTTTGATATGACTTCACCACCGATTATTTTATCTGATTTTTGTTTTATCCACAATAATGGTTTATTTTTATTTTCGTCAGATTCTATTCCAGGTCCAATATATGGATTGGTTTCAAATTTGTCGGAATAAGTTAAATCCGTGATAACTCTTTTTTCTTGGGCAACAGAATTTTGAATGTAATTATTTTTTAGAAGTTGAACCTCATCGCCCACTTTGAGTGTTTCATCAACATCATCAGATACGACATCAGAATCTAAACCTTTATAAAAATAAATTGTTACATTATCATCTTTTTTCGGAGGAGTTGTAAATATTACTGATGTTCCTCCTCCAAATATATAAGAAAATCCTGGTTCTTGTATAATTCCATTAATAAAAATAAGTAAAGAACTTGAAAAGTCTACTCTATTATCTTCTCCTGCCTGAATACTACGCAACTGTGAATTATAAAAGAGTGGGAAACTAGTTCTTTGACCATCCTGATAAGGAGATATATTATCAATCATATCAAGTTCACCAAATTCCCAAGAGGCAAATTTATCGGTATATGTTTCAATGACTGTTATTTCAAAATCTTCTATGGGAGATGCTAATCTTCCATCTGTGACTAATCCTACTGGTTTAAATACATCACCTCTTTGGAATGAATATCCAATCTTAGTAAATTCAAAATCTGTTACACCAAAGTATGTTGCACCTGCTCCAGTTTGTCCCACAGGTCCTACTTTAAGACTCATAGAAAGTCCAATACCTGTGGTTGTTGTTGTACCAATACCAAGTCTAGAAACACCTATTACAGAAAGATTTTCATAAGAAGGTGGTGAAACAAATATTGATGGACTATTATACCCAGAACCTGGAGCATCTATGTTAAATGATAACGTTCCACCAACACCAACAACTGCTGTAATTGTTGCTGGTGACCCAGTATGACCTGTTTCAGTAACAGCAACACTCACTGGTCCATAATATCCAGATCCATATGATCCCAGAACAGGTGATGTTGTCACACCTGCGATAGTTCCTCCGGCACCGATTATGGCAGTTACAGAAGCTCCTACAAGGGGTGCAAAACCAAGTCCTGTAGTAGATCCATAAGAAATAATTATTCCACCTCTTGGAGTTTCATTTACATTAATATCATACTCTGACGTATAGAATTCTATTGGATCACTGTTTGGTTTTGTTACTCCAGAAAATACAACACTGGATATTCCTGGAGCAGGAGATTTTGTTTCTAAAATATTAAAGTTTCCATTGATATTATTTTCTGTTGATGGTTGTTGGAATATTCCATTTATTAAAATTATACCATTTCCGCCAATTGTTCCAATTCCAGATGTATTTGCTCCACCAACTTGTAGAGTGAATGTTCTTCCAATTCCATTGAACTGGTTTGATATATCATCATATATTTTATTGGTAGTATAATCTGATCTTAAAAATACCCTTCCAGCAAAAGTTGAGGTATCAAAATTTAAATTGGAACTAGTTCTATCAATTTGCGGATTCCCTCTTGGAGGTTCTGCAAAATGTATTTCATTTCCTACAATATTATATGCGCCACGATAAATGTCTACCGTTGTAGATGCTGAATGACTAGTGGAAGAAGTTCCTACAAATCCTCTTTCGACAAGAACAAGATTAAATGTTCCATTGTTTGTTATTGGTCCAACACTCGTAGTTCCCAATCCAACATTATCAACCCTTACATATTCATCCTCAATTTTTAATATATCTGATGGATTTACACGGGATATACTATTAAGTTCAAATAAGGTTGTTTCAGTACCAATTGTTCCAGATAAAGTGCGTGATTCTCCACTGTAAATTAGTGGATGTTGAATTAATTCGTCGATTGTTACAATTGTCTTATTAACTTTATTAAACATCTCAAACTGGTGAATGTTTCCACCACCAAGATCTGTAAATGTTACTGGTGTTCCACCTCTAGTTGTTGATATTTGGAAAGTATCATAATCATTTACAATTGCAAATACTGTCGATGGAAGTATATCAGTAACTCCACTAGTTGAATCGTTATAAGTCATTGCAGTTGTAGCAAGACCAATAACCGATGATTTTGGTGTATAAATTAATTCTTCATTATTTTTGAAGAAATGATTTTTTATATTAAAGACCCCAGTTGTTGAAATTAGAGCATTTGTATCTTGTGGATCAAAAATTCTAACAAAAATTGGGAATCCATCACTAGTCAAACTAAAGTTAGTTCTATTAATTCTATCTCCATCAATAGAATTGAAGAATTTAATCTGCATTTCCTCTTCAATACTACCATACTTTAATATTTTTGGGGTGTTGATTATATCATAATCTGTATAGAAATATTGACTAAATGCTGAAATTTCTAAATTATATGAAGAATATTCTGCTTCTGGTGTAAATGTTAAATCTAGAGTTGATCCACTATTATTTCCTCCAAATGTTCCTATTCCAAGGGCAGTATCGAAAGTATTAATACCACTTACAGAAAGTAAAGGAGATTGATGAACATAAACATTGGTGCCATCTTGAACCATCATTACTTGATGGACAGCTTTAGTAGAACCTATACTTACTTCAACAATAGATTTAACTGCATTATAGAAGTTTTTATTGAGAGATACTACAGTTGTTGCACCTATTCCAGTGACATAATTTGATTGATAAACCACAGTTCTTTCAGAACCGTCTGTTTGTCTATTAGTTTTAAATCTATATTCAGATTCACCCAAAGAAGTTGTTCCAAATCCAACTATCTTTGCTCTTACTGTATTTGTATTTGATGTTACATTATCATAATTTAAGGATAATGTTCCACCATTTAGATTTGCTTCAAATGATCCAATAGAGTCTGATGTAAATGTGGAATTTGTAAAGTCGGAGTCTGAGTAATATTCGGATATAAAAGTATTAGTTCCAATTCCAACAACATACAACTCAACAAAATTCATCTCATCGGTAGCATTATCTATGACTTGAACATTTGCATACAAAGATTCAAAATTGCTAGAATTTAACTCTACAATAGAAGATGATGTATTTGGTCCTACAACTTTGTTGGAACTAATCAAATCCACAAATCCAATAGATGTGGATCCTATTCCAGATAAAGATGATGTGTACGAATTTTTAATTAATTTTAAGTCATAGTCAGTGTCATAAGCATCAACTGGTATGAATCTCAAGTAGGTATCACCAAATTCATCTTCAAACAGTTCAAATTCACCATAAGAGGTGGTATTATTTTGAATATTTGCTTTTTGTATAATAAACTGATCATCTCCGGTGTTTAAAGTTATTAGTTCAGTAAATTGAATTTCAGTGTTATTTGAATTAGTAATTTTAATCAAATAGTTATTATAAGAATTTCCATTGTCTAATTTTAGAATATTTAAAAATTCGCTAGGTTCATCCTCATAATAAGAGAACAAATTACTAATATCATCTATGCTTAAAACTTCAGAATTTTTATATTCTGTGTAATCTGTAGTTTTTATATTTTTTAATTTCAAATATTTTGATGTTCCATTAACTACTTCATAGTCTGATGTTAAATCAAAATTATAAATGGCATCAACTCTATAAGAATCTTCAAATTTATTTAAGTATATACTTTCATCTAAACCAGAAGAGAATCCAACATTAGAAGTTTTATCAATTTTTGTATCTGCAAAATTCTTCATTCCACTTGTATGAAGGATGCTAAAAACTGGAGACTCTAATGTAGAGTATTCTTTACTACTCTTTACCGAATATGATAAATTTTGATAATAATCATTATTTGGTGTGACTTGAGTATCGGAATCTAACTTACCAATTTCATTGGACCATCCTAAATTATAATCTGATGAATACTTCACACTATATTTGCCAGAATATTTTGAGACAGAATCTACAGTTGCTATTACTCCACTATTTTTACCAATAATAGTTTGTCCTACAGAAAGATCATATGATCCATCAATTGTTAAATACTCACCCTCAGTATTAGTAACAATGAGATCTAATTCATTATCACCTAAAATTAAAGATTCTCCAATTAAGAATTTTGTCCTCTTCAATGAAATTTCAAATTCTGGATAATTATTTTTGTTTACAATAATACCAGAACCATCCTGAATAGTTTTTGCTGTTCCAGTGTTAGTTGTTATGTCAGATACATCAAATACTACCAGATCATATGGAGAACTTACTATATAATTGTCTACTGTCAAGAATTTGTATCCAAAATCTTCAGAATTAAATCCTAGTCCATCAGAACTATATTTTTGAATTCCTTCAATAAAAACTTCATCACCTGGATCAAATAGGTTTGGTAAACCGAATGATGGTTTTGTTATTTCACAAGTAAATATTCCACTATTAGAAGATTGCATTCTTTGAATAGTAATGCCATTACTGTTATTGGTAGTAAATATTTCTACAGAATTATCTGGAAGTCCCTGTGGTTCTGATACAATTTCAATTGATTGTATAGAACTTCCGGTAATTTTTGATTGTAAAAATCCAGAATCAATTTTCTTTCTTGTATCATTACTTACAATTACAACATTTGGTGCGGAAAGAAATTCTCCTCCACCATTAGAAACTATAATTTCATCTATGGTGTTGAAATCTTTGATGGAAATTTGTGATGGTATTAAAACATTTGGTTGTAAAGTAGTATCAAATGGATATTCAAATTCTTGATTTATAATTTTTACTTCTTTAATATTTCCTATTTTGTTAGATTTTGGTAAAATTTTACCATTTTCTCCAGAAGAAGATGTTATAGAATTAAATTCTGGCAATTTTTTATATCCACTTCCACTTGAAATAATTTTTAAGTCGTCAATTGATCCAGTAGATGTTGGAGAATTTGTGGTATATTCTAATATATCACACTCAGATTGTAGATATGAAGATTTTTCTGGATTTGTATCTAAAATTAATTCAAAAGTAGTTGTCCCAACCCCTATTATATTGTAATTTCCATTATAGTAACTTTTTACAAAACTTATTTCGGAATATTTTTTTACATCTTTATCTGGTTGAATTAAAACACCAGATTTTTCTATAGCATAGTACAATTTCTCTGGGATATTAGAGTCATAATTTATAATTAAGTCTGTTCCAATTCTAGAAATATTAAAACCAGAAGTAGAAGCGGTTGATACAAATTTTGATTTAAATTCTTTATCATAGTAAATATTAAAATCATATCCTGATAAGGAAGAATCTGATAAATCAAATACTAAGTTATTATTTCTAAAAGAATTGATTTTTGGATTTACTGATGATAATTTTTGATCAGATCCGCCTGTTCCACCAATACTTACCACCAGTGGTGGGTTGTTTGTAGAATCAATATAAGTTTCACAAAGTTTTATATTATTATCATTCACCTTATAAACATAAAAATCACCAGTAGAAAGACCAGAAGATACTACATCTGCCGAATAATTAACTTTATCACCAGTAGATAAATTGTGGTTAGGAATAGTAATAGTATTTGTAGTTGTATTCACTCCAGCAGAATTAAATCCAATTTGATTAATAAGAATCTTAGAGGTATATAAATCTCTGATAACTTTAACCGAAGTGGAAGCAATTCCTACAGAAAGATTTGGATTGACTGTAAGATTAATTAAATCTCCACTTAACATTCCATGTGCGGTAGAAACCGAAACGGTTGCCTTTACTCTAGATACGGTGCCAGTTTCTTGTGTGTAATCGGAATTGAAATAGTATTCATAATCATTATCATCTCCTCCACTGTGGAAGAAAAATTCACTAGTTCCAATACTAGCCTTTAAACCAATTAAATCCTTACCTTTGTTAGAAACATAAACTGTGGAAGGCAATCCACCACCAATTAAGTTAACACCATCTGTAGAAACGTTAATTAGTGAACCAGTATAACTGTATGAAAGTTTTTGATTATTTTTGAACGGATGATTTTCTACGTAAATTGATTTTGTAGGAACACTTCTTGTTACAGTTTCTATTCCAAAATCAAAAGTTTTTGTATCAAAAGATCCAACAGTTGTTCCAAATCCAACAGACTCTTGTGGATTAAAATAAACTTTATCATTAACCTTAGAATCAAAATAATCTAATTCTTTTTCAATTGTAAATGAATCTGGGTAGAAAGTGACAATAGAATTTTTATTGTGAGAAGTTCCTGTTAAACCTCTCTTAACTTTTAATATATTTTTATCTTCAAATACACCCAATACTTCTAAAAATTCTGTTCCAATGCCAATACTGCTACCGATTGATATATTATTCGGAATATTTGAAAGATATAGTTCTGTTCCACCGATACTGATAGAACTTGTTACAGTAGAAAGTGAAGTTGCTGATTCGGAGGGAACTGATATTTTATAAGTTCCATTTAAATCCGAAAGGTTATTTGATAGATTTGAAAACGTTATATAATCACCATGATTGAAGTTGTGATTTGAATAATTTGAACTTGTTACTTCTACCTTAGTTGAATTTTTTTGCGAAATAATAAAATTATCTTGCGATAATACTGATGTGTTTATATCAACAATATCTTTACCTTTTATTGATGACACTTCTAAATTCAAACCACCACCACTGGTTCCTGTATTGTCAAAATTTACAGAGTCTCCGACAGAATACTTGTCTCCAAAATTTATGATTTCAAAATCATCAATAGAACCAGAAAAAACGGATTCAACTTTAATTTTTTGCCTTGTTATATCATCAATTTCTGTAAAATAATCATATCCTGCACCAATATCCGAAACTTTATATGGTAAAGTGTTTCTTAAAAGATTGGAGGATTTGAAATCAAAAGATTGATCTAATGACTCATTTTCATCTAATGTTTCTGATGTATATTCATCACCAATAAAATATGGGAAAACTGGATTTCCTGAAGAATCTATTGTAGCATAATACGCATAAACTCCATTTGGAAACTCTATCGTTTTTGCAAATCTTCCATTGTTTTTATCTAAATCACCTCCAGGTAAAAATTGATAATCTTCATTGAAAAATCCATCAATAAATCCTAACGGTCTATCTACGACATTTGATGAATTTAATGAATATCCAGAACTTAATAAAGTTTTTGTAGAAGTTTCATCATCTGGATCGGAGTATCCAAAAGGACCATAAATTGGATTTCCATCATAAGCCCATCCAATAATTTTAGAAATAGATGGTGTAGGTGAATTTGAAGAACTTTCTTTAAATGCTGTTCTTAAAGAGTTGAAATATCCCGAAACTGTATATTTTAGTTTATTGGAAGAATTTAGTAAAATTTCATCTCCAAACTTAAAGTTATTATTGACCGTCAGATATCTAATTTGTGTTCCAAATGATGCATCAGTTCCCGATGATTTTACTCTGATACTTGAAGAAGTGGAATACGAAATGCCTCGATTTACAACTATTGCATTTGAAATTTTACCATTTGAAATAGTTGCTCTAACTACAGCACCTGTTCCAGATCCGGTTGGATCAAATACCTCCAATTCTGGAATAGAATAGTATTCTGTACCTCCATACTGTAAAGTTACTGATTGTACTTCTCCACCTATGATATTTGGACTAAGTGAAGCATTTTTGCCATTTTTGATAGTTATTACTGGTTTTTCTTCATAATTTAAAACTGTTGATCCATAACCAGTTCCTTTCTCATAAAGATATGTATCAACGATGCTTCCTTTGACTACAGGAGTTACTGATAACTCTTGATATTGTTGAGAAGAAGATGAAAATCCAACTGGACTATATTTTATTGTTACTGATACATCTGGATAATTAAAATATTGATAACCAGAACCAGTATCCGAAAACTTAATGTAGTCTCTTCTATTAAACTCACTTACAATGGTTCCACCAACTCCAGCATTGCAAATTCTAAATGAGTCATCATCAATTTTAATAACAAAATATTGATTGCTTGTCGAAATTCCAGTTATACCAGAAGTCTCAAAATTGTAAGTTATTAATTCTCCAGTATTGAATCCATGATTTGCAAAATTAATAGTATTATTTTCTGTAGAAATTCCAGTGGGTAATACTATAAGTTTTCTATTTGTATATCCACTTCCACTATCTAATATTTTTACGGTTGAAATTTTGTTTTTTGGTACTGACGTTCTAAATTTATGAATACCATCAGTTCCTGTAGAAAAACCAACCTTGTTAATATTTAAATTATAATCAGATTGTGTTTCAAATAAAGATATAGTCCTATTATTTTCTACTTTAACAAAATAAGATTGTTTATCTATTAATGTTGTTGTTGATCCATCTATACTTAAATTTAAATTTCCATTGTTATTATAAACAATTTCTTCACCATCTTGGAAATTATGGTCGGAAGTAAACTGAATTCTGTTTAATCCTGTTCCTATTCCACCACCATTAGTTGATTGTCTTCCGTCAAAAGATACTGATCTAAATTGTTGTGTTATAATAGGTTCAATTATAGCACCAGAACCGTTTCCGCCAGAAATATCTATTGATAATATTTTATCAATATCATAATTTTGCGTATCAATATAAACATTTTCAATTTTTCCACTAACAACTGGTTGTACTAAAGCTGTTGTTCCATTACTCGAAGAAACTTCTAATACTGGAGGATTTAATACATCGTATCCACTTCCCTGGTTAAAAACCTCCACATTAGATAATGGACCATAATATACTTTATCAAAAGACTTATAATTTGAAATTTCAACTCCATTAATCAACATTCCTGTTGTTCCTGGAGTAGTTGATTTTCCGGGAGATTTTATTTTTGTATTTAAAGGAAATTTTTTAAATATTTTTTGAATCCCAATCTCATCTTCTTTTTGAGAATACAAAGAAAATGTGTGAGTACCTATTCCAGCATTTGGTATGCTAAAAGTTTCATAATCAGTTCCACCTATAAAAGACCTGGAACTATAAAGTCTCATCTGTTTGGGATTAGACAAAACCTCAACATAATAAGATCCTGTTTCCAATCCAACGAGTGCAGTTGAATCTGGTTGGTAATAAATTCTATCACCAGTTATAAATGGAATATTAACATCACTCAATATGATAGAATACTGATTTTCTAAATTTTTATCTAATAATCTATCTTCAGAATTTATTGTAAACTTAAAAATATTTTTTGTAATATTATACCTGTAACTATTATCTCCATCAATCTGTCCAGATGGTAAAGAATTTGAAGCAACATATGCATAATCACTACCATCAGTATATACATTTTGAATGTCAGAGGTTATTATATTATTACCATATTCAATTGGAACACCAGAACTAAAAGATGTATTAATCTTTCTTCTAAGATCATACTTTATAGAAGGAACGGTATCAAAAGAACCTTCAAGTTTTACCGTATTTTCTGTTATAATATTGTCGATATAAGCAGGAACACTTCCAGTTTCTGCCACAAAACTTTCTTCACCATTTCTTTCTAATAATTCTACCCTATCACCAACTTTCAAACTTGATTTGTCAACATTACTATTAAGAATATAATTTGATTCTATTGAATCTACTTCATATTTTGCTGCAGTATTGTAGATCCAAGAATTTGCAAAAATTTCTTTATATGTTTTATTTTCAATTGGATTTTTTACTACATCTCCAAGATTTTTAATGGATATTTTACTTCCTTCAACTACTCTGATATTTTCAGATTCTTTTATAAAATCTGAAATTACTCCAAGGAATCTTAACTCTACTTTTTTAGAGATATCATTGTCTTGATAAACATAATAAGTCTTATCAGATGTAATTAAACTATTTTTGGATATTTCGTTACTAATCCCAGAACAATCCAAAAATTGATTAATACTCTTACCTGTATACAGTATTGTATTGCTTCCAGATATTAAAGTTCCACTATCTTCAAATCCTATAGTAGAATCTACTGTCAATACATTAGATCCAACAGAAGCCGTTAAAGTTGATTTTGTGCTTGGAGTTATTTCAAAATTTCCTTCAATTGCGGAAAATTCATTATATCCAACAAAGAGAAAAAGTTTGTAGTATGTTTTAGATCCTCTTCTAAAAGGTTCTATTGATGATATAGAGGCACTAGTAGAACTATCATTAGTTTTTTTAATAGTCCTTCCAGATAATTTTGATGCATCAAAATCACTTTCATCAAAATTTAAAGAAATAACCTCAGCAATTACAACTTCTCTTCTTAAATATTCGGATGATGATGGTTTAATTAAGTATTGTTCTAAATTTAAAACAGTTGGTTTTTCATTGTAAAGAACAGCAAATAAAATTCTAAAAGATTCATCTGTTCCTTTGGCAGTATAAAAAGATTTTGTTTCTTTTAAAAAATTACTAACTTTTAAACTAGGAGTAAAATCAACCTTTTGTAATTCGGGAGTAAGAGTATATTTTATCTTTTCATAAAATTCTTTCAAAAATAAAGAACTTAAATTTTCTATTGTTGAACCAGAAGTATGAGAATCTGATGTAGTTTCGGAAAAAACCAATTCTTCTTGATCTAAATCTTGATGATATCCAGTAATTCCACTAAATCCACGAATACAACCAGTAAAAGTATTTCCACTAATTCCAGTATACGTAATTACTTCATCGTCAATTTTAAATAGACCATACTTACTTGGGAATCCTTTTGTACTCGATACTTCAATGGTATCGTCAGACGCACTAATATCTGTAGATAGAGTAGAGTTATCTACTATTACTTCTGGTATGAGTTTATCTAACTCCAAATATTGGTCTAAATTTTCAGCAATATCAATTGGTCCACCTTGATATTCTTGAGATATGTAATATTGCTTTAAAAATTCTACCGCATTTGGATTTTCATCCAATATAAAACTTGGAAGTTGGTTCTCAATAATTTGCTGAACCTTAACTCTAGATTCAAATCCAGTCTGTATCATATTAGTTTCTTATTAGTTTTGGAGTTGGATAACTTGGTGTATAATAATCTCTAGCAAACACATTTCCTGTTATTTCATCACCAGAAGCAATTACATCTCTTCTCATATTTATTTGACTTTTTGAAATATCAAATACCAAATATAAGTCTTTTAGGCCAATAACATCATTTGATAGTGGAACAGCATCTACTTCAATTATATCATTCGCCTTTACCGTAGATGTAACGTTTATTGGACCCAAAACCATCTCTCCAGTTTGATAATTAACAGTTCCGGCATCTTTTACAACAATCTGCCTATTTCCATCAGAATCAATCTTAAATATAGAAATTACTCCCTCTGTAGCGCGAATAGATTGTGGTCTTCTGAGGAAAAGATCACCGGCATCAGTAGCAGTGATTACTGTGGTGTTGTTTAATAAAATTGTAGGTGTATCTGTCAGATATACCGTAGAAGTTTCTCCAAATATGGTAAAACCTGTAGAAGAAATATTACGACCTTCTGGATTTACATGGAATCTGTTTCCAAAACAAAGTTCATATTGTACAAGTTGATTAATCGAAGATCTTAAATCTCTTCTCATTCTCACCGTTGTAATATTTGATGTTATTGCATTGTCCGTATTGTCAATTGTTTGAAGAACTTTACTATATTTAAATCTACCACCAAACTTATTAAGGTCTATTGATTCTGAGTATTTTGTGAGGGTATCTGTAACTCTTGTTTTCAGAGAACTTTCTAAAGATATTTGAGAATTATTATAATAAACCGCAGAATCTATTTCTACATATAGTATCTTAAGGTCAACAATTCTTTGATTAATACCAGATATAGTATATTGCTTTAAATCACTAAGAATTCTAGATTTATCAAAATCCGACACATATGTCCCATTTTTGGGTTTAATGCTCAAAAGAACATTTCCAAATTCTGGAGGATCTAATTCTTCACCACCAACAACGGCAACAGATTCTGTATTTGGATAAATTTGTTTAATTATTGCCTCATAATCTCTTGAAGTAACTGCTCTATTCTGAGAAGAATAAACTCTTGGAGCATAGTACTTAATAGAATTAACTGATTCTATTTCCGAACCATTAATTGCTGGATTGATTGTGGTTATAGTAACATTGCCTGGATCAACTACGGTCTCAACATCATCAACTACTTTTACAATACTTCCTGCAAATGAGAATACACTGGGACCATTACCGTCTCTTCCATCTGTTACAATATAGTTGGCAGTTATGATTGTACCATCGGAAGTAACTTCATCACCAAGTTTTTTGCCGATTATGCCATCACCAAAAATAATTTCATATTTTTCATCTTGAATTTCTTGTATCAAATAAATTCTTGATTTTGAATCTACATTTAAAATATTATCTACTATATTATACTCAATACCAAGTCCATTTTCTGATGTTTTTTTAACATATACTTTTAGTGTAGATGTGTCAACATATGAGTTATTGAGAACAAATCTTTGCTCTAATGAACCATCGTATGTAAAAGATTTTGTTAAATATGTTCCTTGATATATCTCTATCTCATTAAATTGCGCTGAACCATCTACTACATTTGCCGTGATATCTTCTGGAATTGAGAATGTGTATGTTGTCCCGCTTGCCTCTCCAACACACACTAAACCTCTTTTGAGGGTAAGAGTAGGAACTTTTTCCGAAGTCGTTATAGAGAAGGATACAGTTGCCTTTGCTGCTGTTCTAGACCTTGGAACATATCCAATATTTTTTGCAAGGGATACGACATTCTCACGAAGAGTTGCAGAATCTAAAAATGACTCATTTACAACCATATTACTGTTGAATGCAGTAATATAAGTGTTGTATGCTAATACATCGATTAAAATTGACAGATTAGATCCTTCAAAATCAAAGTCACTAAACGTGGAATTAGCACGAAGATAGTCTTTGATTGATGTTTTTATCTGCTCAAAATCTAGATTGGTAAATTTAGTAAAAGGCATTTTTTATCTTGTTGCCTCTAAGAGGAATGTATATTCTTGTGTCGGAAACTCTTGACCTATAATATCAAAAAAGATCGTTACCTCAAAAGAATTTTGATCTGGTTGAGGATTGACATCAACGTTAACATTATCAACTCTTGGTTCAAAATTTTCTATTGCGATAGAAATTTGTCTTTGAATAACAGATGCCGTACCAAAGTCAACGAAATCAAATAAACTTCCCCTAACATCAGATCCAAATGATGAATTAAAAAATCTTTCTGTGGGGATCGTTTCAACAATATTTCTTACGGATCTACGAATCGCATTCTCATTTTTTATTATTTGAAGATCCTTTGTCACAGGATGAGGAACAAAGGATAAACTGATGTCTTTAAATGATCTGGATATCCTTTGTTCTGCCATTAGACTAGAGTTTTCTTGATTTTATTTATATTTACTCATGCCACCTTTCAACAAAATCATCAAAACCATGAGAACCACCACAAGGACGCTCTAAACGATCGTCTGGAATTGGGTAGAGTTCCTCATTTTGAGTAATTTTTCTTTGTTTTGATGCTTTTCTAAGGTATTTCTCACTTTCTACTTCTGTAATAAGGGTCATTCCTTGCTCTATGAATAATTCTCCCTTATCAACCTGGTGATAATTTGACATTTTTAGCTCCTGATTCGTTAAAATCAGAACTTTTAGAGGGGTTGCTATCCCTTATCAGTATTTATTTCACGCTCTTGAGCAGTCTTCCAGTGATATTCATCTTCATTTCCCATTCCTAGACGATCATAACCACACTCTACCTGATAATATTGGGTGGAAACCTTAAAATCTGGCATTTTTGGTTCGGCAGGTGTCAGACTATTATCAAAAATACGTAATCGATTGTTTGGATACAGTGCAAATTGTCCATTGTTCAGTTCAATCAGGTTATGTGACTTATGTTCGGCAGGATTTTCACTCGTTGCCCAGTCAACCATATCTGGATCACGGTGATAATTGTCGATGGTACAAACATAAGTACCTTTTTGGATTCCAAAGTCGCGTGTATAACACTCAAAGTCCATACTACCAATGAATTTCTTGTCAATACTGACTACACCATAGTCCATACAGTTCCAAAACTGTAGGTTTGGTAAGTTCATGTCGGGGTCTGGTGTTTGTGGACGAGACAAAAAGGCACTGATGGGTAACTTATCGTACATTGCCGCATATTCTGGTAAATATGTCTCAAAATAAAAAGCGCGTCCAGGAATCGACTTTGCCGAAACCCAGACGCCCTTAACAAATTCACCGTGCCCACTTTGATGGTCTGTAAGATATTCTTTACGAACCCATACCTCAACAGATGGTAGATTGGTGATGAGACAACTCATAAGACTTTAGTAACTGTCTTATTTACCTTGACCACGATAACGCTTTCGTGCTTTATTGCGAGAAGACGCGGCATACTTGGTATGAGCACCCCTGCCTTGACGAGTTTTCTTCGGTGCGCCTTCAACATAACCGCCACCCTTACGCATAGCCATAATTAATACTCCTTAGTAATCTTAGTTTCAAGTTCTTGTGGACTTGGATGACCTGTCTGATAAAACTCTACCGACAGGTCCTCCATCATATCAAAGTACTCCTCCTCCGTCAAGTTCTTATATAAGACTTTGTTGTTTCGGAGAATTGTATACTTTTCTGTCATCGTATCAAATCACTCTTGTCTTCTCGTGACCAACTCTGATACGAGGGTCACACCAAATCTCAAAGCCTGCTTCCTTTGCATCCAGACAGAAACTTACATCCTCTCCGCACATATCCTGAACCTCTCCAGATTCAAAGACTTGCATCTTCGGTGCAAACCAAGGATACTTCATATCCTCATGTTCAAAGACTCCGTGCTTGATCAGTAACCATCCAAATCCTGCATAATCAACAGTAAATGGCTCCTTACGCTTTGACATGGTTTCACCAGTTTCATGATTCATGACTCCACCATTATTGCGGAAGTCATCCTCCTCCATCCAGTGTGCAACAGATGTAGTACGACCGTCCTCAGTCATGTACCATCCACTTGCAATGTCCTGATCCATTAGAACCAGTTGCAAGAATTTCTCAGTATTGAAAATAATATCACTATCAATCCACAATTGATAGTCATAATTCAACTTTCCATCCCAGGGAATCTGGTCGGGTCCTCGCAGTACATTCGCTCCTAAACATTTGCATCTTGCAAAGTTTACCATCGATGAATAGTCTTGCGAGATCTGAATGCTTGCTCCTGCTTGTACAAGATCAAAACACAATTGTACAAAATTTTTCAGATATGTATATGAGACACCCCTTCCAGGTAGACAGAAGACGATTGCCTTTCCTTTGATCATCTCCTTTGCTTTCTCATAGTCCCACTCTGGGGCACTTTGAGACGGTGTGGGTGGTTTTGCTTTTACGGTAAATCCTTTAGCCATAATAGAGTGTAATTACTTCAGTATCATACAGTATTATCTAGTATAAGTCAATCGCGTTTGATTTCGGTGATTACGATACAGTCCCCTTCGACCTCCATGTTTACTTCGGTGCCTTCGTACCAACCAAAGTCATTCAGTATCCACTCTGG